AATCAATTTTTGGGTATTTCATTCTTTCATTATACCATAAATAGTACACAGCTTGCTAATCCTTTGAAACCAGTGGACTTCTAGCGTGTTAAGCAAAAGTGAATACGAGATTGAATACGACTTTACTTTTAGCTGGAGCGGATGAAATCCATGAGCTGGTCAACGACTTCAACACGTTGATTATCATTGATGTGGGTATACATATCAAGGGTGATTTGAACATTGTTGTGACCGAGTCTATCTGAAATGATTTTCGCTGTAACACCCGCTTCAAACAGAAGAGAAGCATGTGTGTGCCTAAATCCGTGAGGCGAAATTTTTTTAAGTTCTTTGTGTTTACAAAAGAATCTGCTAAGCTTCACTTTCATAGTTGCGGCTAAAAGCCATCCCCCTATGTCATTCGTAAAAATATAATTCAAATCATGTTTGTAAGGCACACCAGCCTGGAAATATTCTTTTATTTGCTGTCGTTTCCAGAGTTTCAAAACATTCAGAGTTTCATCATCTAAGGTGATAACCCTCTTACTCCTTTTGGTTTTAGGATCCTGAACAGTTTGTTTTTTGCCAATCACGACAGCCGTGCGAGAAATGCTTAACCGTTTATTTTCAAAGTCAACATCTGACCACATGAGACCGATAGCTTCTCCAGTTCTCAATCCAGAAAAAGCGAGCAAGTGGAAAAAAGTGTAGTCTACAGGCTTAAAATTTGCTTTGGAAACTTTAAGGAATTCGGTCAGTTCCTGCTTTGTATAGTAGTTTTCTTTGCCCTTTAAGGGTTTATTTTTAGGCTTGATAATCTTGTCTAAGGGGTTTGATTTAACGATGTCAAGAGAAGTGGCATACTTGAAAATACGGCTAATAACAGAGTAGTAATTGGAATAGAGGACATAGCGATTACTTAACTTTATAGCAACCTTCTGACAATAAGCGACACTGATCTGCTTAATCTTCATATCTGTGAAATATGAGTCAATCATAACATTAAGTTTTTTCTTAACGTTTTGATATGTTGTTGGTTTTACAGTGCTTTTATAGCTATCAAGCCATAACTCAGCGACTTCAGCAAAAGTAGGGTTCTGGAAATCTTCATTGTTTGAGAAACCATTCTCTTCAACATCTAAGAGAAGGTCACGTTCGGCAGCCTTTGCCTCTTTTATAGTTTTAAAACCACGTCTTGTTGTGCGTTTTTCTTTTCCAGTTGCAGGGTCTATGCCCAGGTAGGTTTGAAAGAGGTATCTAGTCTCTCCTTTTTTTGTAATGTATTTTTTTATCATAAAATGTCCTTTCTTTTCGATTGCTTGCCCGCATAGTTGAAAAGGTGTAGAATTTATGATAAACTATAACTGTATTTTTTTATCATCTTTTCCATTGCTTGCTTGATGGAAAGTTGAATCCTCACACTCAAAGATGGCCGTCGGAGAGTGTGGGGGTTTTTTATTTCTTGTTAATTATTCCTCAAGCAATCTTATAAAATCATTTTCTGTCATGATTTCAATATCTTGACCTTTTTCTAACAAGGTTTGTGCTTTTTTCATTTTACTACTTAACCCATCTGTGCCGACAACTCTCCAATCTTGCTCCCCTACAACTAAGATATTAGTGTGTTTGGTCACTCCTTTTTCAGGAATGCCACCAACTAACGCAGCAGCTTTGTTAGCTTCTTTTCTAGTCATTCGCTCGAGTTTCCCAGTAAAGCAAAAGTATAAACCGTAAAAGTAATGGTCTGGATCCATTGCTGCTTTTTCTTCTTCTGTTGGCTGATAGATAAGGTTTTCCTTGTATTGGTAACTTTTTCTTCTTTTAAATCCATACTGACCAAGTAAGCCAGTTTTATTGTATCTAAATTCTTTTAAAAAAGTGTTGAGGTCGGAAAATGAATTTGTAGATAGTAAGTATTCTAAAATTAATCCACTTGCTCGTGCATCTGATAAAGCGTTGTGGTGGTCTAGCTCAATATTCAAATTTTTAGCTAGTCTCTTTAGTTTGTAATTCAATTGTCCAGGGAGAGCGACCTTGGCTAATCGATACGAACAAATATATTCTATGTTATCAAAATCCAGTTCATATTTTTGGTATACATCTTTAAGAGCTCCCATATCGAACTGTGCAAAGTGGGCTACAACTATATCAGAACCAATAAAATCAACAATGGACTTCCTTACTTCTGGGAATGTAGGTGAATCACGAACATCTTCAGGAGTAATACCATGGATGAAAATATTGAAATCATCAAACTCTTCTTCTGGATTGATTAAAGTGTAAAAAGTATCAACAATATTTCCATCTTTAAATTTTACTAATCCAATAGAACAAACGCTACCGCGAAAATCATTCGCAGTTTCAACATCTAAAGCAACATACGAGTAAGACATATAATTTTCCTTTCATTCCAACAATGATAAGTATTACTCTTATCCCTCTCTATACAAATCCACGACTTCACCGATAATTCGGAAGTCTGTCTCTGGTGTGATTAGCATATCTTTGTAAGCTGGGTTTAGGCTATGTAGGTATGCCTGACCTTTGTCGATGACAAGCTGCTTGATATAAGCATCGCCGTCGTAGTTGAATACTCCGATAACACCGTCATTCAAGACTACGCTAGTCTGAATGAATACCAGGTCGCCATCGTGATAGTCAGGCTCCATGGAGTCCCCTTTGATCGGAATGACGAAGTCGGCATCTATATCTACTGGCAACTCAATCCGCTCCACTCGTACATCGTTCAAATACTGGCCTGTACCTGCAGAAGCTGGGTGGTCGTAGTAGTCGTAACTATAGAGCTGAATAATGTCCTCCGATACTTCGTTTATCTTCGTTTCTTCTTCGTTTTGGCTCTCCAGAAGCTCCTCAGACGTCCGTAGCACGATTTTTTTATTATCTGGGGTTAATTGTACCACCTTGTCCGTAATCTGCTGTGTGAGCAAATCTGAAGCGTCTGGGAGAGAGGTGGTGGGAGCTATGGATTTTAGTCGAGCGGGAGTAGAATTGATTTGGATTTCCTGATCATCATCAAGCATATTAATTAAAGATTCTACAGAAATTTGCATGCCTTTTGCAATTTTTTCTATTGTCTCATAAGATGGAATAATGGGCTTTTTTGACTTAGGATGTTCATTCTTTTCAAGCATGGAAATGTATCCCTTTGTTAAATCGGATAATTCACAAAAAGCATCCATCGATAACTTATGCTCTGTTCTATACGATTTTAGTAATTCTCCTAACTTCATAAAAAACTCCTTTCTATATATTGTTTAATCTATTATACATCTTTAAATAAAAAAAGTAAATTTTTTTGTTTAACACACTTGACATTTTATGTTTAACGTGTTAAACTATAATCAAGCTTAAGGAAATAACAAAACAAACCGGAGGGAAACACCATGAACACATTAAACGAGAAAGCCATCAACATCTTCAAAGCAGTGGTTGAAGAAACCTTACTTCAAAACACATACGAGGAAGGCTTCCTCTATGGTCAGCTTGAATCATTCTGGAACAACTGCCGTCAGTTTGCTTTCGGATGGACAGAGTTGGCAGAAGAGATCGAACGCCAAGAGCGTTACCTTCTTGATGCTGGTTTCACTCAAGACGAAATCGATGACATTCGCTTTGATGCAGCGTTCGCAGGAATGCAGGACAAAATGAATGTAGCCTGATCGGTAGCACCAGGGTTCGACTCCCTGGCAGGCTGTTGCTCATAGAGCGAAAAAAGGAGAAAGGAGGAAAAGAGGTGGAAAGTGTTGAAATTGTTGAATTAATAAAAATTACATTTAAACGAGGGAAAGGAACAGAAGATGACCCGGTTAGAGTTGTAACTCAGTATTGGGACAAAGAAAATGTATTAATCTTTGAGAAAGATTAATTGTCTCTTCTTTCAATAGAATTTCGGGAGGAATGAGGAAATGAGACCAAAACGATATCCGTATAGTGGAAAAATAAAAGCCTCGACTACGGAAATAGTCAAGGCGTGGGAAAATGCTTACTCAGACTTTATTGCCAAAACTCAAAAAAAGCAAGAAAAATCTGAGAAGGAATTAGATGATGCTATTTTGAGAGTTCATCGACTTGAGACTCTAACTCATCAATGCGCTTCAGCAAATCATTGATTTTTTGGTTTGTAAATGTTTTTTCTAGATCTTTTGCTTGAGCTTGAAGCAAAGTTTCTATAATTCCTAAAACGACATTTACATCACCAGAAACCGTAGTCTTTAAAGTAGCGTAGGTAGAATTTTTAAAATCATCAAAATTTTTACTCATATTTTCACCTCCTTTCTAGCTTTATTATAGCAGAATTGCGAGGAACAAATAGAAAAATAAGGAGGTAGGAACGTGCAAGGAGAACGTTTAAAAAAATGGCGTGAGACAGAGAAAATGTCTCAAGAGGAACTCGCAGAGAAGTCAAATGTTTCTCGAACAACAATACATCTGATTGAATCAGGTCAGTCGTCAACAGTAAAAATTAGAACACTTCAAAAATTAGCAGTAGTTTTTAATAAGCAAGTAAAAGATTTTTTTTAAAACAAATGTTTAACAAATTAAACAAAAGAAAGAGGGATGATGAATACAAACGTTAAAGTGTCTTATTCACTAATTTGCAAAGACTTGAACGAAGCAATCGATGCAAAAAATAAAATCATCGCTAATACAGTTGACGGTGAAACTGTTGAGATAAAAATTGAAGGCATGCGTGAGGTTTGGACTGTAAAAGCGCTTAGGGATATACTATCGGAAACCCCATAATAGAGTCATGGTCGATTGTCTGATAGCAGAAAGAGAGAAAAATAGAAAGGAGAGAGGGATGGCTTCAGAATATCTAACAGAAGAGGAAGTGGAAAAAATAAAAAAAGAACTTTTGCAAGTTCTTCGTAATCATAATCTAAACAGCGGACTGGCTAAAGTAGTTCTTACTGTTACTGTTGAGACAATTGAGAAATATTCACAGTTGCCAGAATAATTATTTAAGGAGGGGAAGATGGTACTAGAGAATTTAAAAGATGATATCCAAAGTTTTATTGAGAATAGGGCTGATGAAGCAATTCAACAATCAAGGACATATTCACAAGCTATTTCGCTCGTGTCAAAATATACTGATTTTTCAGAACATGGTTTAGCAATGACAAAAGCTATTCAAGACGAAATTAGGAAACGTGCCTTGAATAGCCTAGTGTGAAATTATATAGCTTCTATTTTCACAATAGATGCAGAAGCATAGATAAGAGATGGATTTTCAATATCGAAGAAAAATAGAGCGTTTGCCACTATTTCTAAAAAACTAGGAACTAAACCATCGTGATGATGATACCAAAGGCCACAAATCTCGCCTAATGAAACTGAGTTATTTGAAGCTTTCCAAGATTGAAAAGCTTGTTCTTCGTGGAAAATAACTTCGGTACCATCTGAAAAAGTAACTTTTATTTTGTGCATATTCTCACCCCCTTCCTGGCTTTATTATAACAGAAATAGTAGTTGAGTATATTTTTAGAAAAGGAGTAAAAATGGACGATACAATACAAGATAGCGACCTCATCAAAGAAATCATTGAGAAACATTTTGAAAATATGGTTGACGATGTTTTGGCACATACAGAAACCTATTATGAAGCTTTGGGTGCTGTTGGTTGCATCAATGGAAGCAATATTGCTGACATAGGACAGTTGGCTGATTGTTTGAGGAAAGCTATCAGAAAACGTGCTATGCAACAAAAAAACACCTAATCATAACGAGATTTAGAAAGGAACAATATGAACGAAATTTTTAATTTTCACGGACAGGAAGTCCGTACAGTGATATTTGATAACGAACCGTGGTTCGTTGCTAAGGATGTTGCGGATATTCTGGGGTACCAAAACGGTAGTCGAGATATTAACCGACATGTTGATGAAGATGATAAGCTAACGTCGCAAGTCGCGACGGCAGGTCAGATGAGAAATCAGACAGTCATCAACGAATCTGGTCTCTACTCTCTTATCTTATCCAGCAAGTTGCCTCAAGCTAAGGAGTTCAAGCGCTGGGTGACTTCAGAGGTCTTGCCAGCTATTCGCAAGCAGGGCGGATTTATCCGTGAGGACTTGGACGAGGATGCCTTCATCGCTCTATTCACTGGCCAGAAGAAGTTGCGTGAGTAACAGGCGACCATGCTGGAAGATATCGACTACCTCAAGAGTGAGCAACCAATTCATCCAAGCTATGCTCAGTCGCTGCTGAAGAAGCGTAAGGCTCGTGTCGCGGCTTGTCTGGGTGGTATTGACAGTCCAGCTTATGCTGACAAAATCTTCGCTCAATCAGTATTCAGACAAGCTGAGATTGATTTCAAGGATCATTTTAATATCAGTCGCTATGACCTGCTACCCAAGAAGTATGCGGATGCAGCTCTAGCTTACTGGATGACGTGGGAGCCAAGTACCAATACTAAGATGAAAATCATGGATTTGAATGCTTTTAACATAGCTCAGAGAGGATGAAAATTAGAACACAAAAAAGCACCTGACAGCAATCAGGCGCATACTTAAATAACTAAAACCATTATATCACAAAAATGCTTGCCCGCATAGTTGAGAGGATGTAGAAAATGGAAGGGATAACGTTACAATTACGATTGGACGGCGAAAGTGCTGAATTGTTCACGAATCAATTATTGGCCTTTGCTGAAAAGCAGGTCAAGGAGCAGTTAGAGAATGATCGCATGCCAATCAATCAACAGGCTTTGATGAAGAAGTTCGGCTTTACTCATGCCTATATTAAGAAGTTAGAACGTAAAGGATTAAGATTTCGTAAGCAAGGGAAAGATATTATGTACGATGTCAATGATGTTTATGAGATTTTAGAGTTAGAAAAACAAGTACGAAAATTAAGAGCGTAAGGAGAACAAAATGACAGAACCAACCTTATCAAGCCAATTGCTTGGCTTAGTGGCAATCTTTATCGTGGTATTCATCCTGTTGCTACTGACTGATAAAAATGAAAAATCGGATGAACAAAATGTAGTAGTCATCCTTGAAAAAACAGAAGATTTCGGAGAAGTTGCCCGAAGAAACTTGAAAAATAGCGACAGGAGATTCACCTATGACACTCAGCCACCTACAGGACTCGCTTCATCGATCGAGGACGTACCACAAGTTTTTAGAGCATGCATAGAAGACTATAACAAGCTGGCTAGCGACTATCAGGAAGAAGCAAGAAACAATGATGTTCTAAGAAGTCAAAATGCGAATCTCTTGGAAGAAAATGGGCGTTTGCTTTATCAGGAAATGACTATGGATTTTCGGAGAAATAATCGGAAATGGGGGGCTAGGGCATAATGCAGATTGGAGGAGACTATGTCTGATAATAAAAAATATTATTACTTAAAATTGCGAGACAATTTTTTTGATAATGACGATGTAGCAATCCTTGAAAGCATGCCTGACGGGATACTTTATTCAAATATTCTATTAAAGCTTTATCTCAGGAGCCTTAAAAACAATGGGAAACTAATGTTTAATGACCGCATACCTTATAATGCGCAGATGTTATCTACGGTTACTAGACAACCCGTTGCAGTTGTAGAAAAGGCAGTAGGGATATTTAAGGAGATGGGATTGATTGAGGTGTTAGATAACGGTGCCATCTACATGCTTGATATCCAAAATTTTATTGGTTCATCAAATACTGAAGCTGATAGAAAGCGTGAATATAGACGAAAAATCGCTTTAGAAAAAGACCAAAAATTTTTGGGACATTTGTCCGGACAAATGTCGGACGAACAGGCACCAGAGAAAGAGATAGAAATAGAGAATAGAGATATAAAAGAGATAGATTCCGCAAAGGACAATTCTCCTGCTGCTATTGCTGAATATTATCAATCTCGTATCGGGGTGCTTGATGGGAAACAATTTGAACAACTACTTGACTACATTAGATTTGATCACATGGAGTATGAATTGGTAAAACTTGCGATTGATAAGGCTGCAGATAATTCAACTGCTGAGAATACAAAGCGAAGTTTTGGATATATAAATGGTATTCTGAAGAATTGGGCGCAAAATGGCATCAAGACTACTGTACAACAAGAAGCAGAACAATCAAACTTTAACAAGTCAAAGGGATTTACTACTTCTCGTGGGAATCAATCAGAACAGGGGGCTAAGGACGAATGGGGATTTTAGAAGTTATCAATCAATTTGAAGAGGAGTTTTATCCTATCAGCGATGAAAAAAGGTCACTGCTTGTAAAACAACCTCTCTCTACTGTCATAGCCTGCTTGTCAGATATGGCTAGCTGGCAGGCTTGTGGAGGTAAGGTATCATGGTAACTAATGCACTGGAAGAAACAGCTTTATCTTATCTCAGGAATACTGAACAGCAGGATCAAATTTGCGACAAGCACGGGATTCCTCTTATCAAAATCCTCCGGACAAATGATGTACTCTGTCGCTTATGTGAATCAGAACGTATCCATGCAGAGAATCAATTAAAGGTTGATGAGCTGGCTGATGCGGAGCATGAGAGAGAGCGGAAGTTTTATCTTGAGAAATTTTCTCTCTATGATGACGTCCTGAAAAATGCTACTCTCGATAACTTTGACACACCGACTGAAAAAGAAGCGGAAAAGCTAGCTTTTGCAAATAGGATTTGCCAGGAGTGGTCTGAGGGGGCTAGAAACAACGTTGTTTTTCAAGGTGAAGCTGGAACAGGTAAGAGTCATCTTGCATTTGCGATTATGAAGGAACTATCAGCAATCACAAAAGAAATTGCTATCTTTATCAATGTCACGGACTTGTTAATGAAAATCAAGGCGGACTTTAGTCAGGAAGAGTTCCTGGTCAATAAAATCGCCAGTGCAAAGTTTTTGGTCTTGGATGATCTTGGTATGGAGAAGGACAGTGAGTGGTCCTTCAGTATCCTTTACAACATTCTCAACAAAAGGGCCAATACGGTTATCACTACTAATCTGACGGCACAAGAAATTCAGAAACGCTACGGTCGGCCGTTTATGAGTCGATTGATGAAAGGTGTAGACAATGATCATCTGATGGTATTTAATGACTTGAAAAATAAAAGGAAAGAGTACTTTTAGAAAGGTGGTATCTCTTGTTATTGAATCTTTACTTCGTCTACAACGGGCACTGCAAGTTTTTTCTTGGAAGTTTTAACAATGTGGATGAACTTATCGAACGGATGAAAGACCATCAATGGGCTTTCTCAGGTATCACAAGACCAAAATTCAAGAAGCACATTGGAAAAGACAATGTACGTTTTAATTACGGAGGGATAGACTGCTATTACTTAGCCACAAAATCAACGTGCCGCGAATCACGTTAAAAGCGAGCTAGAATATGCGTCAGACTTGGACGAATGGCGTATAAAGAATTTGCTAGCTCTTGTGTCTTTGAGCCATGAGGGGCAAGAGCTGGATTTTTAGAAACAAGTTGGAGTTAGTGAAGATGATGGAAGATTTAAAGAAAAAAGTTAATGAAGTATACGGCTGGTCGGTAGAAGACGGGAAGCCCAAGCCTCCCAAACAAGATTTACCACAAGCAGTGAAAGATCGGGCGGACTATTTCTGGGAAATGACAGAAGATGGCATGACGTTTACGGGAGCGATGGAATGTATCTTAGCTGATGAAAAACCTAAAGACTATGATTTAGGAGCCACTAAGGATTGGTTGCCAAAATCTAAGGAGTTTGATGATTGGATTGGCTATTCACCAGGCATGTCTCAGTTAGTTATTGCAGTTTATTTAATCTATGGAGGAAGCAAAAATGAATAAGCAGGAATTGATTAATCATTGCAAAACTTTGAAAAAAGATAAAAATAGATTTATAAATTGTATTGATGTAGACAGGATTATCAATACAATCAAACAACTAGACGAACCGCAGAAAGTCACAATTCCGCAGTTCGTGGCGGATTATATAGAGTTTAAAAAGGCAAACGATTTTCATGTTTATGGGGCGATGAGAGTGATTGAAGATCATTACGATAAGAGAGTCCCTGAGTGGTTTTACGAAGGCAATATCGAAAAATTCGTTCGTGCTTGGCTTGACGGCTACACAGTAGAGGAGGAGAAAAAATACAAAATCACACTTCTAAACCGAAACGACGGGGACTTATATCTCGTCAATCAAAATGCAGATTTAGCAGATAAATACGGACATTTTTCTCCCGTAGTGCTCCTTTTTACAAAATGCACTAATTTTTCCAAAAAGTGCTACGAACTCACGAAAAAGGAAGTAGTTTCGTATGATTTTGGCTGGGTATTCGATTGTCCAGGAATCAAGATCGAGGAGGTGGAGTGATGTCATGTAGTGGAAGTTTAAAAAAAGAAAAAGAATTGACTGCTGCTATTTTAAATCTCAAGATAGAAATCTTACAAAATGATGATAAATTGAGCAGCCAATCATTAAGCAACATTAAAAGGCAAGCAAGGGATCTATATGAATGCCTAGTATGGTTGCAGTATAGTGCGGAGGAGTCGGGTAGATGAGTTATGATTTGGAAATCTTAGGAAAAATAGAAAGCGGAGATTATATTTGCATAGATGAACCTGAAAATAGCTCTCCGACTTACAATCTTGGAAGAATGTTCAGGATCGCTATGGATTGGGATTTCAAACAAGGTACTATCTACAATGTTGCTCAGATTTTTGAAAACATTCAACGTGGTATCTCAGAATTGGAACAGTACCCTGAAAAGTATATCCAGTATGAGCCCGAGAACAAATGGGGAACAGTCAGCAGTGCGTTAGAAGATTTGAGATCATTGAGAGATTGTATTTTAAGACAAGACATCGATACAAAATACTTATATGTGAGGTGGTAACATGAAGCGACCAAACAGATACCCTTACACACGAAGTCAGTGGGTTGAAGAAACCGCTGATTATTATACATATGCAGACGGTATTTATTTTACAAGTCATGTTTTAAAAAATAGACTCACTAGAGAAATTAAGAGCAAGGAGATGAAATAGTGATTATCAAGAATTACAAATATGATTATTCAAGTGGCAGAATCTACTACACAATTGATGTTGATGGCTATGAACAAGTTATGGAACATACAAAGACAGAGCACGGAAGTGTACAAAGAGATGATATTGATGATTTCTTGGGTACGGTCGAGGAATACGACTTTCAAGAAGCTGAGATGATTGAAGCATTCGTTGATTTTCAAAATGATTTGCTCTTGTATGGAATTGGTTTTGAATTGAGAAATGAGGTGGAGTGATGGTACAAACACTTGAACAAGCTACAAAAACTGAAAGCAAACGCATAAAAATCCCTGCGAAAATCAGACTGTTCGATGTAGGTTATCGAGTAGTAAACAAACACGGTCAACCGCTTGCCTTAAGAAATGGAGCAAGTATATTCGACTTACCTTTTCTAGCGGAAAAAGCTATAAAGAAAGAATTTGGGGAAAACGATCCAGATTTTGATATTGAAAAGCATTCTGTTGAAGAGGTTGCTATTATCAATTTAAGTAAACTTCATAGCTACTTTGAGGAGGTCACAGATTGAAACGAAAAAGCATATCTAAAGCCACTAGACAAAAAGTTTTAGATAAGTATGGTGGTCACTGTGCTTATTGTGGCAAGGAATTGGATTTAAAAACTTTGAGAGTGGATCATTTGCATCCTCACTATCGAGGCGGAGAGGATAGTTTTGAAAACTATATGCCTGCTTGTTATCAATGCAATTTCTACAAATCTACTTTTCTGTTAGATGAATTCAGGGAGCAGATGTCTACCTTGCACGAAAGAATCACCAAGCCATTCATAGCAAGACTTGGATTGGATTATGGAATCATTAAAATCGAACCATTCGACGGAAAGTTTTATTTTGAGGAGGAACACGAGAAGTGAAACGATTCATCGCAATCTGGCTTCTGCTATCTGCTGGATTGAATATTTGGCAGATGAACAGAATTCGGGATTTGGAAGAAAAGCGTCCTATTGTAGTCTACAAGGCTGATAACGCAGGCGCTGAGATATTCGGCAAAGTCGTAGAGAAAGGACGACATGGCAAGTTATACACGCTTACGATTCGTGATTACGGCGTGTTCGTGGTTACGAAAGATGTGTATGACAAGGTGAAAGTTGGGGATGAGGTAAGAATATGAATTATAAAGTAACAGTCGATGGTAAGGAAATTGAGTATGGTGCATTGGTTGAAAAATCACGTTTTTCAGAAAAAGAATGGTCTGCTATTTATGCGGAAATCGTGAAACAAAATCAGCCAGAGGTCTTTGAAAGCAAGAAAGCTGATACTGATTACATTGATGCATTTGGTGCGCTGATTGCTCTTGAGGAGCGATATGAAGTATTGCTTGAGCTATTACCTCAAGATCAGTTCTCTTACGCTGGAACACATCCAAAATGGGTAGCTGATGCAATAGCAGAGAACACGCTGAATAAAGAGGACACAATGCTAGATGTGTCGAATTTGATTGGACGATGTGAAACTTTGGAAGAATTGAAAAATGAGCTGACAGAGTATTTTGATTTGGAAGAATTGTAGGAGATAAGGTGAAAATTTGAAATTTTTAGATCTATTCGCTGGCATCGGTGGGTTCCGTCTTGGAATGGAGTCTGCTGGCCATAAATGTATCGGTTTTTGTGAGATTGACAAATTCGCTAGAGCTAGTTATAAATCTATACACGACACGAAGGGAGAAATAGAATTACATGACATCACAGCAGTATCAGACGAGTTTATTCGAGGAATCGGACGTGTGGACATTATCTGTGGAGGATTTCCGTGTCAGGCTTTCTCAATTGCAGGAGCAAGACGAGGTTTTGAAGATACACGAGGAACTTTGTTCTTTGAGATTGCTAGGTTCGCATCTATTCTCAGACCTAAATATCTATTCCTTGAGAATGTCAAAGGACTCCTCAATCACGAAAACGGAATTACATTTGAGACCATTATCTCAACCTTGGATGAGCTGGGGTACAATGTGGAATGGCAAGTGCTTAACAGCAAGGATTTCGGAGTCCCCCAAAATCGGGAACGTGTATTCATTATCGGACATCTTAGAGGAGAATGTACCAGAAGAATATTTCCTCTCAGTGGAAAAAATCAGCCAACTCGTAGCCAATCAGTCGTGAAAATTGGCAATGTGAACCCCTCTGGAAATGGCATGAATGGGGAAGTCTATCAAGCTGACGGCCTAGCTCCTACGCTCACAACGAATAAGGGAGAGGGGCAAAAAATAGCCATAAAAAGTAATACTATAAAACAATTTGGGGTATTGCAACCCAATTTTAATCAATGTGGAGTGGTTTACGAAATAGATGGCATCGCACCAACAATCAGAGCATATCAAGGTGGAGGACTTGAGCCTAAAATTATTCAACGTGGTCATGGTTATAATAAAGGCGGAGAGCATGACATCGCTCCTACTTTGACAAGCAATAGCTATCAAGAAAATAATCATTTATCAGACGGCTATCAAATCAGAAAACTAACACCTCGTGAGTGCTGGAGGTTACAAGGTTTTCCAGATTGGGCTTTTGATAAAGCTCAAGAAGTTAATAGCAATAGTCAATTATACAAACAATCCGGAAACAGCGTGACAGTTAATGTCATTGCTGCAATAGCAAAGGAGTTATTATGAACACACTAGAAAATGTCAAACAATGGTTTATTGACCGTGATTTATAAAACGGAGGAGAATGATGGCTAAAGATATTTTAACGGATCTAGCATTTGAAAATGTACACAAATGTCTGGGAATTCCTGATTGGAACGAATCTGATGAAGTAATTCTTGTTAGTTTTGCTAATAAAGAAAAAATTGAAGCAGATAAAAGTTACCGTTCGACTGAAAATTGTAATTATTTTGGCAAACGAATTTGTATCTTCTGTGAACAAGTGAAGAAAAATAATTACATCACGCTACATAAATCTATGTTAGAAAAAATTATTCAGACAATGGAAACATTTAAAGATGTGGAGGAAAAGTAAAATGAAAAAACTAGGTATTGTTTTAGGTTCTGTATTTGTAATTGTTGTATCGCCATTTGTGGTTCAGTATGGTTGGAATGAAATCATCACAACGATCGTTCCAGTTGATAAAATTACAGTCTGGCAAGCATTAGGGATGGATGCACTACTATCTTTCATCTGGCCTGTGTTATCCAGCAAAAAAGAATCTGAAGAGGATTATTCCTATGCTGTAAAGAGCAGTATTTCAAAAATCATTACATGTGCATTTTTGATATGGTTAGCTAGTTTATTTATTTAAGGAGGATCTGCCAGATGATTGAAATAAATGGTAAAAACTACGAAGTCCATAAAGTGAAATTCACAAAGAAGGATTTAAAAAACTTAAAAAAAGGAGAAACACTTATTTTTATCTCCGAAGAAGCTAAACAAGCTATAACTGTTAGTTTGGAGGACAAGGAGTGAGATATTTTAAAATCCTGTGTGTTGTTTTACTCGTATCATTCCTCGTGGCATGCCACCAGATTTCGAGTGGGACGGTTGAAGACAAGTATATTGATGAACCTCACACAACATTCATACCAATGGTATCTGGAAAAAGTTCGGTACTTGTACCAACCACAACCAAAAGAAGATATATTTTGGTTGTTTCAGGATCTGTAGACAATAAGCAAGTTGAAGAAAGATTTGAAGTGACAGCTAAGGAATACAAACACTATGACATTGGTGATACATTTATACAGGATGCCGTTTTAGAAAACAAGGAAGGTAATGAATAATGAAACCAGAAAAAATTGATAATATAAACAAACCAAACCACTACCAAGGTTCAAAAGGTCTTGAAGGTATTGAAGTTATTGACAACTTCATTGGCAATCTGTCAGGTAAGGCAGCATGGTGCTGGGGCAATGCAATCAAGTATCTATTGCGATTCCAGAAGAAAAACGGTCTCGAAGACTTGAAAAAGGCTCGCAAGAACCTTGATTGGCTTATTGAGGAGATGGAACATGAGAATCAAAACATCAAATGACTCTATCATCAACGTTGATAGCGTGAAGCATAGCATCACAATCGAAGGAGTTGAGTTTGGTTCAGATTGTAGTGCTTTGGTATCTAAGAACAAAGACGGGACAGGAACAATTACTCTGATATTTGAAGGGAAAATTATTTGAAATACGCAAGGAGATTTGCAAGATGCAGCTAAGATTGAAAGAATTTAGAGAGGACTTAGGTCTATCCGTCAAAGATATGGCTAGGGATACGGGTGTTTCTCAAAATACAATTCACTTGTATGAGCGAGGTGGACATCCGTCGATTAAGCAAATTGAAATGATTGCTAAAACCTATGATGTAAACCCTGCATGGCTTGTTGGGTGGATAGATGATGAAATGCAACCTGCAATTCAAGTAGTTGAGAAAATTGTCTACAAGGAAAGCCCAACAGCAAGATTGCCAGATTATCACAATAACAATAACGAAGGTAAGCTTATCAAGTGGGTAAAAAACAAAAGGTACATGGGAGGTAAGGTTTGGTCAAAAAGAACTTAACAAAAGCACGAAGGGATTATCTTGAGTTCGAACTCGATGATAAGTACTTGAAGATTGATAAACTTATCGGTCAACGAAGGCATGAGCTAGAACGATTGTACGAGGTTAAGCATTTAACTGTACCAGGCATTGATGATACTGGAGCAAGTGGCAGTGGAACATTCGTCAACAGGTCGGAGAATCTAGCGGTTGCTTATGCAAGCGATCCTATGATTTTAAGACTAGAAAATCTCCAAAACGCTATCTCCCAATTACTAGAAAATCTAGAACCGGATGACAAAAAAATATTTTATCTTCGTTGGGGAGAACATACTGGATACGACTGGATTCAAGTCTGGCATATCATGGAGAACGGAGAAACTGGCTACTTGTATAGGCATAGCAAGCAGATTTACAGAAGACGTGAGGTCATTCTTGATACACTTTCAAATTTACTTTTTATGTAAAGTTGTCAAAAAAACATATAGAATTGACAAAAACAATGTGCTAAATTAGTATCATGAAGAATAGCAGAGAGAAAACCCTCTGCTTTTTTTGTGCATTAAAAAAGGAGGTGAGGATATGTGGTAGTTGTTGAACCAATCAGAAATAGAGATGATGTTCAGCTTATGATTGAATGGCTGACGTTGCATAGCGCAGTCAAAGAGTCAGATAGACAACGTAACCTCATGCTCTTCTTGTCTGGTGTTAATCTAGGGTTTCGTATTGGTGATATTGTTAAACTAAAAGTAAAGCATGTTAAAGGCTGGCACGTCCAGATTGTGGATGAAAAGACAGATAAGCCAACCAAACGAAAGATGCCAAAGAAATTCAAGAATGCTATGAGGCAGTACATCAAAGATAAGAAAGATGAAGATTTCCTCTTTCCGAGCCGAAACGGAAAGCATCAGCACATAAAACCTAACACAGCTTATAAGATTATCAAAAGAGCTGCTGAAGAAGTTGGTCTGGAAAACATAGCTACTCACTCAATGAGAAAGACCTTTGGTTTATTTATGTACGAACAAACTAAAGATGTCGCTCTGATCATGGACCTACTAAACCACTCAAGTCAGAGCATTTCGCTAAGATATATCGGCAAAAACCAAGATTCACAAGACCGAGCCATGACTAAGTTTCAAGGCTTTTAATTTTTTTATTTTAATATCAATTCATTGTTTTGAGGTTATGATGATTTCATTTCAAGCATGCAAGATAAACACTTGATAAATCTGAGTTAAAACTCATGTAGCGAATTCATTAGAATATGTAAAACAAGGAATTGAGAGAGCAAAAATAGAGAGGTTTACAAAAGTATGTTAGGTTTAATAAGAGAATTGATTTACAAGATACGAAGCAGAGATAACAGAGAATATTTTCTTGACTCTCAAACTAAAGAATCAATTATGCGATTCCAAAAAGCAGCTAAGCAATCCTTAATTAGTTCTGACGATTTTGCTAAACTCTTTTGGAAATCAAGAGGATAATCTTTTGAAAATAGAAGTAGGAACCAGGGCAGACCGAACAGAGTTTTATAATTCCGGTGAATGGAGAGGACTTCGCAAGCTTGCACTCGAACGTGATCACTACGAATGTGTTTGGTGCAAAGACGAATGCAAAGTCACGAGAGAGAACTTAGAGGTTGACCACATCAAGGAGCTTGAGTTCTATCCAGAGTTCGCTCTTGACTTAGACAATCTTAGAACTCTATGCAAAGAATGTCATAATAAACGTCACGGTCGTTTCCAATTTCGAAAATCTAAAAAAATGATTGAGAAAAATTTCAGAACAGACGAATTTTGGGGATGACAACACCCCCCCGGGTCGAAAAAATCCAGTGTTTTTAAGGTTTTGGGAACCGGTGGGAGGGGTTAACTGTCCAAATTTTTAACAAAAAAATAAAGGGGGTGGGGGGTAATGGAAGAATACTCGGAAAAAAATGTAAAAGAATTAGAAAATCAGCTACTTTCTAAAATAGGTTATTTCAGTCCTAGAAAAAAGGATGCGATCCAGTACGAAAAAGTGAATCGTTATCTTTATCTCGTCAGACTGCTCTATGAGCTGAAAGCCAAACTTCATGAAGACGGATTGGTCATCACGGTTCACAATGGGCAACAGAGATTTCAAAAAGCGAATTCTCTCATCAAGGAAATCAACACAACAAGCAATCAGCTTTTAGCTATTGAGCGGTCGTTTGATTTTGAGGTTGAAAACTCTCCTGTTGAGAAACCGACGTCTGGAAGTGATCTGTTATGATTTCTCATCCGTTGGTTGATGACTATATCAGAATGGCCGAGAGTGGAGAAATTGTAGTCAACAAGGAAAGAAAGTTGCTGTTTAAAATTATCAAGGAAAAAATCTATCCTCGTGATGATTTATATTTTGATAATGACCTGATTGATAAGTTCATTCGATTTACGGAAAAGAACTTTTTCCCTCTAGCGAAATACCAGCTGTTTTTGACTCCGTTCATTTTTCTTTTTAGGAAAGAGGACGGGGAGCCACACTTTGACGAATATCTATACACTCTTGCTCGTGGAGGTGGTAAGAATGGTTTTATGTCTGCCAGGTCCTCGTTCTTTATCAGTCCTATCTACCCTATCAGAGATTATGATGTGACTATCACTGCGAACTCTGAGAAACAGGGTAAGGTTTCCTTTGAGGAGGTTTATGAGACTATCCAAAGGCGTGGTCTTGAAGACCATTTCTATCTAACTAAAATGTCTATCACAGGTCGAGCGAATAACTCGGTCTTTTCTTTTCGGACGAACAATCCGAAGACTATGGACTCCGCTCGTGATGGCTGTCTTGAGTTTGATGAGATTCACCAATTTGAAGATGATAAGGCAGTGAAGGTCCAACGGTCTGGTCTTGGTAAGATTGCTCATGCTCGAACATTCTACAACGGGACGAATGGATATGTGCGTGAGGGATTCTATGACAAGCTGATAGAGAAATCTATGCAAATCTTGAATGGAGAGGTTGATGATTTCAGGCTCTTTCCTTTCATCTGCAAGTTAGATAGTGCGGATGAAGTGGATGACATGAAGAACTGGCCGAAAGCAAATCCGATGTTGGATGAAAGCACGCCTTACGCTAAAAGGCTGCTTGCGAGAACCAAGGCTGACTATGATGATCTTGAGTTGGAACCGTCTGGCCGTCAGGAGTTCATGACTAAACGGATGAACCTTCCTGAAGCTGACCTTGAGAAAGATGTGACGTCTCGTGAAAAATTACTTGCTTGTCTACGGTCTCCTGGTATCGACTTGAAAGGTCGGTCATGTGTGGCTGGGTTTGACTATGCAAGCATCCGAGACTTTGCCAGTGTCGGTTTGCTGTTTAAGAATGGTGATGAGTTCATCTGGAAGCAACATTCATTTGCACGGAAATCATTTTTGAAAGCATTCAAGCTAAAAGCGCCTATTGAAGAATGGGCTGAAAAAGGCTTGTTTACGATTGTGGATGGTCCTAGCATTGATCCACGGCTTTTGATTGCCAAGCTTGAGGAATGGAGAAATCTTTATCAGATTGAGCTTGTATGCGCCGATGGTTTCAGAATGGACTTATTGAAGCCATTGCTAGAAGATGCTGGATTTGAATATGAGTTCTTACGGAATCCTGGGGCGATTCAATCCAAGGTTGCGCCAATTATTGAAGATGGATTTGCAAACGAGCGTTTTATCTTTGAGGGTGATAACTCAATGATTTGGTATACGGATAATACCTACGTCAAAGAGGACAAGGATGGCAATAAGCGTTTCTTGAAGAAAGAACCTGTCAGAAGAAAGACAGATGGGTTCCACGCCTTGATAGCTGCTCTCTACAAGCGTGAGATAGTGCAAGAGTCGAATGTCGGGGAATTCCTTGACATGATTGATAGTTGGGATTTTTAATCTAAGAATAAATTTTGGGTGGGTGGTCGGCAGAAAATAAAAGAAAGGAGGAAGTGCATTGGGGTTACTGAATTTATTTAAGCGTGAAGTACCAGAGGTTGGTTTTGAGTTCGAGGATCTTGAGCGGATGTTTGGTAATCTTCAACTGAAAAGCTTAGCGGTTGATAAGTCTGCGGAATTTATCGCTCGGATTTTTGCTAAGTCAGTATTTAAGTATCAAGAAAACGGTAAGGTTAAGCCTTCTGATTGGGACTACTTGCTGAATGTAAGACCGAACAAGAACGAATCTGCGTCAGAGTTTTGGCAAAAGGTCGTATACAGGTTGATTACTAAGAATGAGGTCCTAATCTTTCTTACAACTGATGATCAGTTGCTTGTTGCTGACTCTTATACACGGACTAAATATGCTGTTTATGATGATGTGTTTGAGTTTGTAACTTGTAGAGGTTTCACGTTTGAGAAGCGTTTTCGGATGAGTGAAGTCATTTTCTTACAGTACAACAATAATCGACTGCAAGATTATATTTCTGACTTATTTGCTGATTACGAGAAGTTGCACACTCGTTTGGTCGAGGCCTTGGCTAGGAATAATCAAATCAGAGGAACTCTCAAAACAAAAAACAATGGGAGTTTTAATGAGCAGATGCGTGATAAACTCCAATCATATGCTGATGGTCTTTTTAAATCATTTAGCACCAAGACGATTGCCATTGTTCCAGCTCAAGATGGAATGGAATACACTGAGCATACGAATACAACAGGAACTTCAAATATTTCTGTTGATGAGCTGAAAAAACTTCGTCGGCAATTTGATGATGAGGTCGCTGACGCCTTAGGGATTCCAACTGCTTTAATCCATGGCGACATGGCCAATCTGGAAAATAGCCAAAAAATGTTTAATAGTTATTGCTACCAATCGCTTGTTAAGAAAATGAGTGATGGGCTTAATTTCGCCTTGGTATCAAGACGGGAATACGAGTGCAATAATCTATTTGTAATCATCGGCGAAGGTCAGAGAGATAAGTTTGCACTTGCTGGAAGCATTGATAAGCTTATTTCTTCTGGAGCGATGACTCGAAACGAGGTGCGCTCTGAACTTGGCTTAGAATCTGTCCCTGGTGGCGATAAATTCCTCATCACCAAAAACTATCAACTTGGTGAACAGTTAGAGAAAGGAGGTGAGAAAGAAGATGAAAGTAATTCCGATTAAGGGTACGATTGTATCAAACAATGACAGATGGCTTTACGACTGGCTGGAGTGGGATGCAACCGCTCCGAAAGATGTTGTCCTCCCTGAAAGTGGTGAACCAATTGAGGTTCATATCAATTCGGGCGGTGGAGATGTTTATGCTGGTAGTGAAATCTATACTGCTCTGCGCTCGTATCCTGGCGACGTGACCGTGAAGATTGTCGGTATTGCAGCAAGCGCAGCAAGCGTGATTGCAATGGCAGGAGATACGGTTGAAATCAGTCCGACCGCCCAAATCATGATCCATAACGTTTCAACGCAAGTGAACGGAGACCATAATGCCTTGCTTCATGAGGCCGGTGTGCTAGAAGGGTTTAACAAGTCTATTGCTAGCGCTTATGTTCATAAGACTGGAAAGGCTCTTGATGACTTGCTTGACTTGATGAACAAGACTACCTGGTTTGATGCTGAATCAGCTTTGAATCATGGATTTGTAGACAAGATTATGTTTACAAACGAAGTCGCTCCGACTCTGGTAGCGAGTGAAACTCCTATGATCCCAAGTGATTTTATCGAAAAAATGAGGTCAGCAATGACACCAGATATCGATAAAATCGCAGAACTGGTAGCTAAAAAGCTAGAAGCTAAACTACCAGATATACAAATCGACAAAGAGGCTTTTGAAAATAGCGAATTTCTACAGAAGAAATTCAATTTTCCAGAAAGTCCAGAAAATAACACAGACAAGGCTGTCCCTAAAGGGTTCGGTCTTTTTATGTTTTAAGAAAGGAAAAAACAGAATGACAATGCAATTATCTAACCAATTTGAAAAACAACGTCAGGCATTTTTGGATGCCGTTGCAAATGGTGCACCTCAAGAAGAACAAGCGAAGCTATACAATGAAATGATTGAGTCTATGACCAATGAAATGATGGTTCAAGCTCGTGATGCTGCTCGTGAAGAAGTTTCAGCCTTGAATCCATACGATGCCAAGTTGACTGCTGAAGCTCGTGAGTTTTTCAATAACATTGAAAAAGCCGCACCTAAGGGAGTTGAAAAACTCTTCCCACAAGAAACAATCGACCGTATCTTTGAAGATATGGTTATGGCACGTCCACTCCTTCAACATATTGGCCTTAAAAACGCTGGCATCCGTTTGAAATTCCTTAAATCAGAGCAAACTGGTCAAGCTGTTTGGGGCAAAATCAATTCAGAAATCCAAGGACAGCTCAAACAAGAATTCAAGGATGAAGAAGCAATTCAACACAAGTTGACTGCTTTCGTTGTAATTCCAAAAGATGCTGAAAAATTTGGTCCAGCTTGGTTGCAAAAATTTGTTTCTGCACAAATTACAGAAGCCTTTGCCGCTGCCCTTGAAGCTGCTTTCTTGAACGGCGATGGAGACAACAAACCTGTCGGTCTTTCTCGTACCCTTACAGGAACTGTTTCAGGTGATCATACAACTCATGATGAAAAAACAGCTCAAACTACTAAGTTGACTTTTGCTGACTCAGCTACCGTAGTCAAAGAATTGACAAAAGTATGTAAATACCACTCAACTAAAGCTGATGGCACTACTCCAGTCGCAGTCGAAGGTAATCTTGTAATGGTTGTTAATACAGCCGATGCTTGGGATGTGAAGAAGCAATACACTTCTTTGAATGCTCAAGGGACCTACATCACTGCAATGCCATTCAACATTATCTTGGTAGAATCCGTGGCACAGACAGCTGGTAAAGTCACTACATTTGTCAAAGGTCGCTACGACGCCTTTGTCGGTGGTGGTATTTCACTTGGTCGTTACACAGAAACCTATGCTTTGGAAGACCTGAACCTTTATACTGCTAAGCAATTCGCTTACGGTAAGGCTCATGATGAAAAGGCTGCTGCAGTTTGGGAATTGAAACTCCCTCAAGCATAGTCTAGGTACTAAACCATGGATAAGGAAGAACAACTTCATCCACTCCTTAAATCTTTTAAGGAGCGGATGAGGATTTTTCATACTGGAGAGGACAACAACCTCTCTAAAATGTTAGAAAGTTCTGAGTCAGCAATCCTCAGTCTGGTCGGTAGTAAGGACTCTACCGATAAACGAGTGAGAGAACTGATCCTAGAACGTGCTAGATATGCCTATAATGACCAAGTTGAGTTCTTTTATGGGAACTTTCAAGGGGATTTGATGGCATTGTCACTAGAAAATTACAAATTGGAGGAAAAACATGATTAAGGTTTTAAAAGGCTTTTACGACCTCAAAGAAGGGGTGTTTCGTTCTACTGGCCAAGAATTTGAAGCGACAAAAGAGCGCTTTGATGAAATCGACGGGGCGCTTCCTGGCTTTGTTGAATGGACAGAAAAACAACCAGAAGTAACAATTCCTGATGTCCTATCAGACTAATCGCCCTAGCTATCGATATAAAAAGCCTGAGGCTCAAAACGGAGACCTGAGAACCCCCTTGACTTTCTATACTTCTAAAGTCGAGGAGGGGCTTCATGGTCGCGATGTGTCTCATGAGAAGGCTTTTTTTACGATGGGCCAAGTTTACTCCCCTAGTTTCAAAGACATCGAGATTGCAACTGGTAAGTCTATGCAAGCTAAGATGACTTTGAAAATTCGAGATCCTTTGTCTGATTATCAGCCAAAGAATGAGCATTTTGTCGAAGTTGGCGATATTCGTCTAGGTGGCAAGAAATGGCAAATTATCGATGTTCGTCCTGATTTTGATAATCGGGATTTTTTGATAGTTGTTATTGGTGGTGGTCAAGATGTCTAGTGGAGCAGAATTAAGAGGTTTCGACGATGTTTTGAGAAACATCGAGGTACATCTTGGCAATAACAAGGTCAAACGTGCTACTAGTCGAGCCTTGAAGGCAGTCGCAAACGAGACACTAGAAGAGTTCAAAGGTGCTCTGCAGGTCTATAAAGATACTGGAGAAACCATTGAAAGTGCTACTGCTGGACGTGTGACTGGTCTTGCTGCTGGAGTCCCTGTTGTGAAAATTGGTTTTGGCGAGGGTTCTCGATGGCGCTTGGTTCACTTGAATGAGTTTGGGTATGCCAAAAATCCACATCCGAGAGGTTTTGGCGTTATCAGACGCTTTTCAGAGGCTCATGCTAAAACCTACAAATACAGGATGGCTAGTCATTTGAAGATAGGAGGGTTTTAGATGGTCAAAGATAAGTTTAATGAACTTTATGAGACATTAAAAAAAGATGAGACTTTAGCTGGAATCAGCATCAAATCTTTTAAACGTCCAGACACGCTACCAAGCAATGAGACAAGTATCGTCATTAGACCAGTTGGTCCGCCGATGCAGGCAGTTCATGGCAGTAATACGAGCCTTGCTAAGACATTTCTCTATCAGGTCAATGTAGAGTCTAAAAATTATATGGAGTGCAAAGAACTCCAAAGAAAAATTGAAAAGATTATGGAAGACCAGGGATTTTATCAAACCAGTGGTGGTTTGGATGAATGGATTCCAGAAATCAAACGCTATGTAGATGCTCGGACCTACAAAGGTCAGAGTGCTCTATACGAAGAATACTAAAATAAAGAAAGAGGTGCTATAAATGGCATTAGTTGGTTTTAAACGTATGACAATTCGTGTGTTGGATGGAAATGCTAATCCGACACTTGGAGAAAACCTTTTTGTAATTGAAGGACAAACTGGTAAAGGTGCGACTCGTACCGCTAAAATTTCAGGTCTTGCAAGTGATCCAGTAAAAACATATGGTAGTGATGTCGCTTACCACGTATCAAACCGTGGTGTTGGTGATGTGAAGATGGAACTGACTGCGGTTGATATCCCATCAACAGTACTCGCTAAAATCCTAGGACATCAAGTCAAAGATGAAATCATTGGTATTGGCGCTGATACAGTTGCTCCATACTGCGCTGTTATGCTTGAGTCTAAGACTGCAAATGGGACTCAGGCACAAGTCGGATTCTTTAAAGGACAATTCTCAATGGACGCTGAAGAACTTGAAACGCTTAAAGATAAGCAAGAAGAACTTCCAGATGACAGCTTGAGTTTCGCTGCTATTGCAAGCGATGACACTGAAACAGATGGTCTTTACTATGTGAAATACATTGGTAAAGATGAAGAAAAATTGAAGAAATTTAAAGGTCAACTTAAAATGGTTGCTGCAGGGTAGGAAGAGGGCGCAAGCTCTCTTTTTATCTTTTTTCTAGAAAGGAAAGTATATGGCTAAGGTTAAATTTTTAATTAAAAATGAGAAAGGTCAAGATGTTCAAAAGACAAGTAAGGAAATTACTACTAAGGACTATCGTGACTACCTGATTCTCAATGAAGCACTATCTTCTGACTTGTCCGAAGTTGAAAAGCTAGACAAACAATTGGAATTTATCGCCTCATTGTTTGAAGATTTGGAAGTGGAAGAACTTTTGAAATACACAGACATGGCGGATATTTTTGCGGTATTTGCAGACATCTACTCTCATTTGGTGGGTGATGTTGACCCAAAGGAGAAAAAATAAAGCCGAGTGAGGCACTGAAACGGTTTTATGGTTTTGTCAAACAAGCAACTGAAGGACCATACGGCATGAGTATCCGTGATGTTATGGATACGAGCTGGGAGGACCTGATGGGCGTTCTTGGTGAAACTGAATCTGCTAAAGCTGAGGAAGTCATGGATCTTGCTGACTTTCTAGAAATGATTTAAAAAGGAGGATTTGAATGGCAGGTGGAACGCCGTTAGGTCAAATGTATATCGAGCTAGGGCTGGACGTGTCGAAGTTCAATCCTACTCTAAATGGTGCTAAGAATGCGGTTAAATACTTTCAAAGCAATGTAAAGGCGCTAGACAGCTCCCTTAAAAACAATGGGAAAAACACAGACTTGCTTCAAGCTAAGTACAAGACACTTGGTCAAGCGATTGAAGCGCAAAAAAGTGTTTTGGACCAGATGAAGAAAAGCTTTGACGCTCTCGAACCTGGTACGGCTAAATTTGACAAGGCTGCTGCTGAGATTGAGCGTGAGAATGCTAAATTGGCAGCTATGGAAGGTCAACTTCGTAGCGTGCAACAAGCCTTGATTGCGGTTGGTAAGGAGAATAGCTTTGCGAATCGCATCAATAAATTCGGAGACGGACTTATCAAAAGTGGCGATAAAATCAAGACTTTTGGTGACAACGTTTCGAGCTTGGGAGGTAAGCTGACTACTGGCTTGACTCTTCCTTTGGTTGCTAGTGTTGGTATGGTCACGAAAGCAGCTGTTGACTATGAATCTGCTTTTGCAGGTGTGAAGAAGACAGTAGATGAGACTGCAAACGTATCCTACAAAAACCTATCTGATGGCATTCGTCAGATGGCTAAAGAATTGCCAGCTAGTGCGGTGGAAATCGCAAATGTCGCTGAAGTGGCTGGTCAGTTAGGTATCAAAGCAGAGGATATCCTTACCTTCTCTCGAACCATGATTGACATGGGAGAATCAACTAACTTGAGCGCAGAAGAAGCTGCGACAGCCATTGCCAAGATTGCGAATATTCTTGGTCTAACATCGGACGAATATGGAAGGTTTGGAGCATCTGTTGTTGACTTAGGTAACAACTTTGCAACAACTGAGCGTGACATCGTTGAAATGACTAATCGTTTGGCGGCTGGTGGTAAGCTGGCTGGTTTAACCGCTCCAGATATCCTTGGTCTTGCTACTGCGATGAGTTCGGTTGGTATTGAGGCTGAGGCTGGTGGTACCGCTATGACTCAAACTTTGACGGCTATTGGTAATGCTGTTTCATTGACAGGTAAGGGAGCAGCAGATGACTTGAACCTCATCGCCAAAACTGCTGGAATGACCTCAGAGGAGTTTCAACAGGCTTGGAAAGAGAAACCGGTCGTTGCCTTGCAATCATTTATCAGAGGGCTCAAGGATGCACAAGAAAAAGGCGTGAACATGAACGCCATCTTGGCACAACTCGGGATGACGGGTATCCGACAAAGTAACATGCTGAAATCCTTGGCTCTAGCATCTGATAAAATGGGCGATGCTGTTGAACGTTCAAACAAGGCTTGGAAAGAGAATACTGCTCTGACCAATGAAGCTAATAAGCGATATGAGACCACAGAATCACAATTGAAGATGTTCAAGAACCAGGTAACCGACTTGGCTATTGAATTTGGTGGACCTCTTCTGAAGGCTCTACGTGAGGGTCTAACTGCTGCAAAACCTTGGATTGACACCTTGGCTAAAATGGCTAAACAGTTCAGCTCCATGTCTGAAGAGCAACAAAGAAACGTTCTTAAGTGGGCTGCATTAACTGCAGGAGCTGGTCCAGCTTTAAGTATTTTAGGGAAAGGTTTTGGAATTATCGGAAACCTTACAAAGGCACTCGGTTGGCTTACTAAGGGAACTGGTAAAGCGGTTGGTGGAATGTCTCTAATGCTCAAGACTTTCCAAGCTTTTAGAACAACCGGGAATCTATCGTCTGCCTTTAAATTGGCATCTGGTGGAGCAGTAGCGCTTGGAAATGCGACGGCATCGGCTTCGACGTCTACCGGGCTCTTGACAACTGCAATGGGTGGTCTCGCAAATCCATTAGGTTTGATAGTTGGTAGCCTTGCTATTGCGACGGCTGCTGCTGTTCATTTCGGCAACGAGAAAGACAAGGCTCGTATTAAGACGGAAGAATTTGGCTCTCAGCTAAGCGATACTGCTAGAGGAGAATTGCGAAGTTTTCAAAAGACAGTTGATGAAACAAGTACGGCAGTCGCGAATTTCGGAACACATGCAGGAGATGCTGAAAAGGTATCTGGAGCCTTTAAAAAGCTCTATGAAGAAATCGCTACTGCTGCCGATAAGACCAACAAACGAATGGAAGAGTTGGGGGCTAAGTGGGGTCTTAGTGAGGACGATATTGCAAAAGCCAAGGAAAGAAATGGCCAAGTAGTATCTAACACTGAGGCTATGATGAATCAAATTAATGAGATTTATCAGCGACACAATGGTGATGCGAGCAAGTTCTCTCAAGAGGAGAAAGAAATCATCCTGAACAATCAGAATGAGATGATTAAGGCTAAGTTAAAGTTGATGAGTTTGTCGGAAGAACAACAAACAGCAGCACTTCAAGCCTTAAATGGTAAAATCAGCTCACTCAACGAAACACAGTTAAAACATACTAGAGATGTTTTAAAACAGGCTATGGATGAAGAAAAGAAACTCTACGAGAACTCAAAGAGTGAGTGGAAAGAGTTGCTTGATGGAAAAGCAATAGATCAAGAAACTTACAACAAGAAAATGCAAGATCTTGAAGCTAAGCATACTCAAACGATGGAAGCTCTGGGAAGTAAGTATTATCAGGTCATGCAAAATCTCGATGCAAAGGTGAAAGCTCGAACCGGGCAAAGTTGGAATTATTGGGAAGAAGCCAAGAAAGTTCTGGAAGAGTACGGCCTGTCTTATGAAGAAATCGGGAAGAAAGCTGCTGAAGCCTCTCAAAAGGTAGGTAATTCGCATAGCATCCTTGCTAACTATACTAGTGAAATGAGCAAGGAAGTGAAAGAGGCTAACGATGCCTGGTCATTGTTGGTCGGTAACATTGATAAGAATGGGAATTTCCAAGTTAAATCTAATGTTAAGGAAGTTATCGGAGAGGCTGCCAAATCTGCGGAAGGTTGGGAACAATTGCAGTTTATCGCTAAGACTGCGGATATCAACTCAAACGCTCGTGTGACTATAGCCGAGGCCCTTGTCGAATCTGGTAAATGGAAAGACATGACTCTCGAAGAGAAACAAGTGATTGTCAAGAACCAAGCTGGTCTACAAGCTATCTTTGATAGTGAAACCCATCTTAAAACATGGAACAGTATGCCAGCTAAAGTTAAAGAACTCCTCATGAAAAATGCCGATGTCATGAACAAGGCAGAGGAAGCTTCTAAGGCTCTATCTAACTATGAATCGCTCACACCAAAACAGAAAGAGTTGCTGGCCAATGATGAGAGTATCCAAAAAGCAGTTGCTCGTTCTACTGATACTTTGACAACCTGGAATGCGACCACACCGTTTACAAAAGATTTGAAGGCAGATCCTACGAATGTTTTGAACAATGGCCAATTATCTATCGATAAGATTACGGCTTGGAATTTTGCATCTGCTGAGACTAAGTCTCTGGATGCGGTAGATAATACGAGCGCTGCCGTTGGTAGTGCTATTTTGAGTGTTAATTCACCCAAACAAGAAGCTCCTATCAATTTGTTTGCGGCTGACCAGACGGGCGGTGTGCGAAACGAGACGAGTGGTGCTATCAATGCTATCAAGCAGTATGATCCAGTGAATATTCTCGCTAAGAATGGCACTAATGATACTGTCAGCGAGGTCAAAAGTGGCGTCAATGGCATACAAGATAAAACTGTTACTATTAACGCCCGAGATAATGCATCAGGTGTTCTTTCAGGTATTAAGAGCTGGATTGATAGCGTGACCGGTAATTTCTTTACGAATATCTTTGCGAGCAAGCATGCCCACGGGACTAACTATCACCCGGGTGGACTTGCTATCGTCAACGATCAAAGAAATAGCAACTACAAGGAGATGGTTACTCTGCCAAATGGTCGGAGCTTCATTCCTCAAGGCAGAGATGTCTTGCTTCCTCTTCCGAGAGGTTCTAAAGTCTTGCGAGCTGATAAGACCAGACGTTTGATGCGTGAAATGGGCGTTCCTAAATATGCCTCTGGTATCGGGATCCCGAGCGATGCGAAATTTCTCCGTGAAATGGAACAAGCTCAGCGTAATATCACGATTCAGACTACAAGTGTTCAGAATGGGCAAGATGCAGATAAAGTCGTGTCTGAGATGAGGATTCTGAGAGCAAGTTTAGAAAAATTGCTTACTGCTATCCTCAACAAGGATACGAACGCTTATCTGGATAGCTCAAAAGTTACGGATATCGTTACTAAAACTCAGAAAGAGCGTGAGAAAATGCTACTAAGAATGAAAGGGGTGATTGAATGAGCAAAGTGACTATGCGTTTTAATAAAACAGATTTACGAGAGCTTATTGAAATTCATGACATCCAACGTGATGTCGGGAACAATCGCTCTATCTCTATCGATCATGCCCCAAGAATTGGCGTGAATATCCAGCAACAAACGATTGATGCGAAATATATCAAGGTGGACTTCTCCATCTGGTCCAAAGACAGAAATACCCTCAAGCACAAGCTTGCGGGTATTTTTAATGTTGATAGTCCTAAAGAGTTGACCTTTTCAGATGAACCAGACAAGTATTATCTGGCCATGGTAATCGATGATATCTCTATGCAAGAGGCAAGCGGGAGACGTTCAAACGGGTCTATTAAGTTCATCATTCCTGACGGCGTGGCTCATAGTTCAGCCTATAAGCACTTTGATAGCGACAAAAACGCAACTAGCGAAGCAGGAAAGATGGTGTTTGATCTTACAAATAATGGCACAGAGAGAGCATTTCCAATCGTTAAAGTCAAACATAATGCTGAGAATGGATATATCGGTCTAGTTAATCAAAATGGAACCTTAGAAATCGGGAACCGTGAAGAAGCCGATACCGAACCATCGCAAAAATCAGAAATCTTACTTGATTTTAGAGGTGAAAAAATCACAAATGGACTGACTAGCGCAGCAAAGAACCAAGCTATCACAAACGATAGGACAGAGTATATTGTCGGAACAGCCGAAATGATTAATCTTTGGGAACGTTCACACGTTCGATTGAAAGATTTACGAGGCAAAACTAAACTACACAACTACGCTACTAGCTTGACCTGGGCAATTCCCAATGATAGCACAGGCAGCACTGGCTCCTTGAATGATTATTTTTGGTGGAGACAAGTTTTTTTGTCCGAAGCCAATAATCAATATGGATTTATCAAGGTGACAGTATCAGATGAAGCAGGCCAATTTTTGTATGGTGTTGAGACCTTTAAACGGTCGCTAGGTTCTGAATGTGAGTTCAATTTTTTAGCTAGCGATGGTCAAGGTGGATATAGGTTTCTAAAGCGCTGGAATTTTGATGGAACTACAACCGGAGATATCAATCCCTTTAGTGTAGCAAAAGGGTGGTCAGATTTAAAACGGAATGATGGCAAGGTACAAGTTTTTTATCAAGGATCATACTCTACTTTTATCATTCCAGAGATTGAGGGTAAAAAGTCCGCGAAAATTCACATGACAATTGGAGCGTACAGAGACAATCCAATCGTCTCTCACATGTATCTTGATGAATTGTACTACCGCAAAGATTTTATCCCAACAACGAATGACATCCCCAATCGTTTTCCAATCGGCTCGAATGTTCTAATCAATAGCGAAGATGACACGGTCTATATCGATGAGATTGCAAAAGTTAACGAGATTGTCGATGGGTCACAATGGTTGTCCATTCCTCCAGGAAAATCGAAATTAGAGCTGTACTTTTCTAGCTTCATTAAAAAGCATCCGACAGTAACAATTGAATTTGAAGAAAGGTGGCTATAATGCTTTTAACAATTCACGATGCAAACTTGCAAAAGGTTGCTTTTGTTGATAATAGTAAGCAGAACACGCTTAATTATTATAACGATACTTGGTCAAGAGATATGCCAACAGGAGCTTCAACTTTCGAATTTACAGTCTTTAAGAAAGCAATCCAATCAGACACAGCTTCATCAAAGGCCTACCAGCATCTAAACGAACGTGCTTGGGTGTCATTCCGACACAATGGGCGCACCTACCTCTTTAATGTGATGTCAGTGGAGGAAAATGAGCAGACAATTAAATGCTATTGTGAGAATCTCAATCTTGAATTGATCAATGAGTTAGTAAATCCTTACAAAGCAACGAGAGCCATGACTTTTGCAGAATATTGCAAAGAGATGGCACTGCTGAACTATGCTCATCTCACTATTGGAATTAACGAGATTTCAGACCAGCAACGCACCATTGAGTGGACGACGCAAGAAACAAAACTTGCTCGCTTGCTTAATCTTGCGAAACAATTCAATGCTGAGATTGAATTTGACACACAATTAAAAGCAGATAGCACGCTTAAGAAATTTACTGTAAACATATATCACGAACACGACGACACACACCAAGGGGTCGGTCGTATCAGGAATGATGTAATTTTAAAATATGGTAAAAATATTAGCTCTATCACTCGGAAAGTGGATAAGACGGGTGTTTTCAATACAATCCGGCCAACTGGGAAAATGCCGACCGTAGAAGTTGAAGAAAGCGGAGAGCGTCATCTATCTAGTCAGAGAGTGAAAAATGCGGATGGTTCGACAACCGAAACGATTATTCGTACAGCATCCGATGGGACAAAGAGTAAAACTATTGTCCACACGAAAGTCACAAAACTGGCTGATAAAACACGCATCACAACGACCACAACAACTCGTTCAGATGGCTCTATCGAACAGACTGTGACGACCAGTAAGAAAGGCGGACCTTCTAATACTGAGAAACGAATCATCAAACCTCCTAAGAAAAAAGAGAAAGAATCCGAGCCTGAAAAAGAGGTTCTGACCATTGAAAACTTGGGAGATTGGTCTATCAAAAACGAGAGGGGAGAATTAGAGTTTTACCAAAGAGGGCAACAACTGTATGCACCGTTGTCCATGCAACTCTATCCCTCAACTTTCACTTCAGCAACAGCTGAGGATCAGTGGACAAGACGAGACTTTGACTTTGATACAGACGAGCCAAATGAATTGAGACGGCTTGCTTATCTGAAATTAAAGCAACATTGCTACCCAGCCATCACCTATGAAGTAGATGGCTTTGTGGACGTAGAAATCGGGGACACTGTCCAGATTTATGATGATGGTTTTAGTCCCACTTTAATTGTAAAAGCACGAGTTACTGAACAGAAAATCAGCTTTACAAATCCGGCAAGTAACAAAACTACTTTTGCGAATTTTAAGGCTCTAGAGAGTAAGCTATCAGATGGAATTCAGGCTGCCTTTGAGCGACTTTTTGAAGCATCCAAGCCCTACACTATCAAACTTGCTACTGATAACGGTGTAGCCTTTAAAAATGGCCAAGGGCAGACGATTGTGACTCCTACCCTCATGAGAGGGAATAAGGTCATCAATAGCGGCTGGCGATGGGTTGTAAATGGAGAAATTAAGGCAACAAGCCCTAGTTACATTGTCCGAGGCTCTGACGTCAATCAAAAAATGGTTTTGACAGTCTCGGCGTGGATTGATAACAAAGAGGTAGCGTCTGAGCAGTTGACGCTCATCAATGCGCTTGACGGTTCAAGAGGTGAACCTGGTGCTCCAGGGCCTAAAGGAGATCCCGGACCAAAAGGCGATAAAGGGGACAAAGGGGCTATTGATGAAACCCAGCTAAAAGAAATCAAGACAAGTATTGACTCTAAAGCCGACCAAGGGCTAACTCAGCAACAGCTCAATGCTCTAAATGAGAAAGCTGGAATTATCCAGGCTGAGCTTGAGGCTAAGGCTAGCGCTGATACGCTTGATAACTGGATTAAGGCTTACAAGGACTTTGTCCAGTCTAACGAGACAGCAAGGTTACAAGCTGAGAAAGATTTGATTTCAGCTAGTCAGCGTGTTTCTAACATTGCTAAAGATTTGGGAGAACTCTCTGACCGCTGGAATTTCATTGATACTTACATGAGTTCATCAAATGAGGGTCTTGTCATCGGTAAGAATGACGGTAGCTCTAGCATGCTGTTTAGTCCAAATGGACGAATTTCAATGTATAGCTCTGGTGTAGAGGTTATGTATATTTCTCAAGGGGTCATCCATATTGAGAATGGTATTTTTTCTAAGACCATTCAAATTGGACGGTATCGTGAGGAGCAATATCATATCAATCCTGATATGAACGTCATTCGTTATGTAGGATAGAAAGGAGCGAAATGCCAAGATTTAGTAATTCAAGTAACAGCTTATATTTGAATGTGTATATTGATGAAGTTTCAACAGATATTTCTGCTAACACCTCAACCATCAACTGGCAGTTGACAGTTAGTCGTTATACGTACTACCACACGCTCAATAAACAGGGAGACAGCACGTTGTCTCTGACTTTGGACGGCCAAAATGTGCATTCTAGCAATCCGATTTGGGAAGTTTGGGACGGCGAGGTCACTCTCGCTAGTGGTTCAAGCACTATCTCACACAATTCAGACGGTCGGAAGACGCTGCCGTTCTCATGTACGTTCAATCCTAACAACGGCTTGCATGGAACTATCACAGTTTCAGGAAATCTCGGTCTGACTGCTATACCACGCTCAAGCTCTGTAAGCGTAAGCGCTGGGGTGATTGGTAGTGCGGTTACTATCAACATCAATCGTCAGAGCTCCAGCTTTAAGCATACAGTGCGCTATGCTTGGGCTGGTAAGAGTGGAACGATTGCAAGCAACGTGGACACATCCGCAACGTGGACAATCCCTCTTGATTTTGCAAATGACATCCCAAACTCCGCAAGTGGAACAGGGACTATCTTTGTCGATACCTATTCAGGATCTACAAAGACAGGCACGCAGTCCACTACATTCACGGCAAGCGTACCAGCAAATATCAAGCCTACTTTCTCAGGTGTCACACTCTCAGACTTGAATGGTGCTGCTCAAAATCTTATCCCTAACTCTGACACGTTCATCCAGGTAATCTCTAACATTAAGGTAGCGTTTAATGGCGCAGTCGGCTCTTACGGCTCATCCATTACTGGATACTATACTGAAATTATCGGCAAAAACCAGTCTACAAGCTCAAACGGTGGTAGTCTTGGCATTATGAACTACCACGGCACCATCAAAATCAGAGCGAGTGTCTCAGATAGCCGTGGACGCTGGTCTAATACTAAAGAGGTGTCTGTAACCGTGCTTGAGTACTTTGCTCCTGCTCTTAGCTTTAGTATAGCCAGAACGGGCTCTACCTCTAGCACTCTAACAGTCACAAGAAACGCCAAAATCGCCCCTTTGGCTGTTTCAGGCAGTCAAAAGAACTCAATGAGATTGACATTCAAGGTTGCTCGACTAGGGACTAACTCTTACACAGTTGACAATGGACCAGCCACTGGATCCTGGACAAGTATCTCAAGTCTAGTCAACTCTCAGGCTAATCTAGCTGGCAATTACCTAGCAAATCAGTCCTGGGTTGTAATCGGCACGCTTGAGGACAAATTCACACGGTCTGATTTCATGGTCAATGTGGCTACAGAGAGCGTAGTTTTGTCTTACGACCGCTCAGGGGTTGGGGTCAACAAAATCAGGGAGCAGGGCGCTCTTGATGTCAAAGGAAGCATCTACGCAGACAACAAGCCCATTCAACAGCACCAGCTGACACGAAATAACGGAATTTCTATTTTAACGAAAGAAAGTCTTGATAATGTCCTTAAAAATGGTATGTACTATAGTCACAGTGCACCTGATAGACCAAGAAATCAGAATGGCTGGTTATTGGTTCAAGTCTATGATGACGCTCAATATATTGTGCAGACTTATTGGACGGCTACCACTGAAACAATGCTAGTAAGGTATAGAATGGATAACCGCTGGGGTGACTGGAAAGAGATTGCTACCAAAGATGACCTCCAAAAATACACTCAAGGAACACCTTGGCAAAACCTAACTCTACAAAATGGATGGCAACATCATCCTGAGTATGAAAAAGTTCAATGCTCAAAAACATTTGACGGAGTGGTTTATATCAGAGGCACTTGCAACGGAGGAAAGACTACTCGAGAGTCAATTATTTTTACTTTGCCTGAAAATTTCAGACCACCAACAGCACTATTCAAAACAGTTTTAAATAGTAACTACGGCCCTGCAGTTGTCGGGATTTATCCAGGAGGTACTGTAGTAGTCAAAGGGAATGTTGACGCTACATGGCTCAACTTTGACAATATTTCATTCAAAATTTAAAGGAGAAAGCATGAAATTAGAATATGGGGCGAAGTCCCAAGAATTTGACGCAAGCGGAACAGCATCTGCTACAAAGGTCACGCTAGTCAATGCAGACGGTGCTATTGTACCTATCTTGCTACCGGCTGATAAAATCAGCTTGTCTAATACCGAGCTTTTCGAGCTCGCCTTGGAAGCTCTCTATCAAGAGAATTTCCCACAGCGTGCGGAAAAAGAGAAATTTAACCAAGTAGAGGCGCAACTCAAGCAAAATAAAGAAATGGCAACCAAGGTAGAGCAAGCGACCGTAGAGAACAAGGAAAACCTTTATGCGGTTTCAACTATTACTGAGGTCTTGAGTGCCGTGGTAGTATCTCAAAATGGTGGCATGCCTACCTTTGCCTATGTAAAGGTAGCAAATTTCATCAAGCCTCTTGTAAAGAGTACACGCTACTCAAACGGGGACATCGTTGCTATGCCGTATCCGTTTGAAACTAATGCTAAATGGCCAAAAGGCACGCAGACCATCTTTATGTTTCAAATGAGAGCAAACGAGGGGTTCACATACAAAGACCAGTTGCTCTCTGATATGCTTCAGCAAGGTGTGCTGACTGTTGTCATGCCACGTATCGATTAGAAGGAGGTTGTATGCCAGGTTATGAACGATTTCTCGTACAGATCTTTATCACCCTCATTCCTGTGATTGGTCTTTATTTTTCGATGAAAGATAAAGCAACCAAGCAGGAGAATCGTCTTACGATTTTAGAGAAAGATATAGAAAATCTGAACGAATTCAAGACATCAGCCAACAAACGGCTCGATAACCACGACGAACAGAATAAGGCTATCTTGGTCCTGGCCGAGCAGGTAAAATCGCTTGGTGAGGATGTAAGAG